CAGGCTCCAGTGTGTCACAGATACGTCGTTCTTTCTGTACACTGTGCTTGATCTCTTCCGTAGTACACCTGTATATCTTCCCTAATACAGGCTTCAGTAACTGAGTAAACATGCCATCACCGAAGTTTGCCTCAACAAGTATGAGGTTTACCTCTTGTTCCTTGGCTACCATAGCCAGGCTCTTGAGAGTATCTTCAGAATAACCCCCTGGTAAACCTCCGGCATCTGTGACAAACAGGAATCCATTGAGCATCTTCACAACAGCATAGGCTGTCTCGTCTTTACCGCGTCCTGAGGGGTCTATTGCCATCACTGAGCCGCTGTAAGGACACCAGTCTCCTACCCCTAGTGATATAGGCCCGTAGAAGCGATCTCCGGGGAGTCCTACATTCGGGAGGTCCTGGACCATATTGTCAGGTGAAGCAGCCCACACGGGCTTCTCCGGCCCCTCACGGGGATTCAGTGACATGATCACAAGATCAGACAGTCTCAATGGATATCTGTCGGCATCTGAGAGGCTAGGATCGAGCATAAACTGTAGGGCAAACCCTGTTCTTCCGTAGGAAGCCTCTCGCTCCATTAGGTCTTCTGAGTCAAACCTCTTGGGGTCTGTGGGCTGTCCTTGGAGTTCGGTGTCTTCTTCGATCTCTTCGTGTATTTTTGGGGACAAAAAGTCTCCATAACCCCGCCTTTGTTTCTTGCTGGGGTATCTAGCAGGCCATATCAGGGTCTTGAAGCCCCTCTCTGGTAGTGCTGCGTAGATGCTGGACTCCGTCTGGGGAGTGCCAAGGAAGACTATGTTCCCATCGGGCTTCAGAACTGCATCGAATTCCTTGATTCCTTCACTTAACTTGTCCCTCATTGTCTGAGTAGCAGAGTTATTCAGAGATTCTACGTCATCAGCCACTATGAGATCAGCACGAGAACCTGTTATTTGACTGGTTATTCCCTTCGATACGACTGAAGGGGCATGAGATGCTGGTGCTGGTCCCACATCAAAGGCGATTTTACTGTTCCTCTGAGATTCCAAAGGTTTAAGGTGTCTCAGTATAGGCATTTCGTTGATTAGACGCAGTGTGAAGGTACTGAAGTCATCTGACCGTTGTTTTGAAGCAGATACCACGAGAATGTTCTTACTGGGGTCTAGCAGCAACTGGTGACACACATACGCTGAGGTGATCCATGACTTACCCACGCCTCTGAAGGCCTGTACTACACGTCTCTTTGGTCCGTTCTGGATGTACTCTGCTATATCGTACTGAATAGGAGTAGGATCAGGTAGATTCAGGTGCTTCCAAGCAATATACAGAAAGTTACGGAAATCTTGGAGTTGATTATCCACCACCAGAGCCTCTACTAGATAGTCCGCCCAGAGTGCCGCCTCTCCTCCTGCGTGCCAACCCTGTATTCCCTCCGCCATAAGGAGTTAAACCTGTTACACCTCCGGCTGCTTCTTGACCCCCCTGCTGCATCCGTAGCATCTCCAGCATCCTTTGTCGTCTACGGGCTTCCCAATAGTCTTCGATGACTGGGAATTTCTTTTGATCGTCAGGTCTTCCTACAGCGTCCGCAGTCTCGCTGGTTCTCTCAGGGTTATCTATGGCTTCTGCGTCCACAGGAGCAGGTCTCTGAGGAGCCTGAGCCGTCGCGGTGTTCGGTGTAATAGTCATTGGTATACACATTAGGCACTCTCCAGTTCTATCTTAAAGGGTAATGATTCCGCTAGTTTGCCCAGTGCGTCATTCTGTTCTGGGGTAGCATCTATTCCATTGTCTTTGAGGAAACCACGGGCTACATTGAGTTCAGCAGCATTGGCTTCCCCTGACATCACTCTACGTAGCAATTCTTCTGCTACGGCTCTGTGTAAGTTTGAGAGAGTTTCTTCTTTGTTCATGTTGAATTCCTAAATAACCAAGATATGATAATGGATACGGTAGCACCTACGGCTGCTGCGGCTCCCATTATTGCTGATTTTCCTTGCTCTACAGTCCTCAGTCGTTTATCAAGCCTCCCTAGTTCTTCGTTGTGGGCGTGGTGCATACTGATTAAGGACTCTACTTTGCCCTCTAAGCGACCCAGTGCGATGAGAATATCTCTTGTGTCTTCCATTGTTATCCTTAACTAGGTAGTGTTGATACTTTATAGTGACCTGATACATGAAACATTATGTCTGTGCTTGCTTTTATGTAAGTGTCGCTTAGGGATACGGGAGTACCAGTTGTAGCATTGTTTGGACCCCAACGGAATGACATAACTGAAGAGTTTGGATCAACAGCCCCAATGAAGTCGGGCGTGTTATCCAAACCAGCAGCAGTACCGGGAGTGTAACTGAATGTGCTGTAGTTATTTACATCTTCGTCTGAGGTAAAGGGCAGCCCTGTTACAGTCAGGTCGCCAGTATTAGTACCCCTGTTGGCTCTACAGGTCATGGTTATAAACGCACGATCACCAATGCGGGTGTAAAAGCCTGAACTTCCATTTATGCCACCAGTAAAGTTGGTTTTAGAAATCCCTGCAACCCCTGGATCAGTGAGTGTAACAGTTGTGTTTCCAGTAGTACCCGCAGTAGCCTGAGTTATCGTTACAACATTACTAGTCCCACCAGTTCCTCTTGTGGCTGTGAATTTTGTGTGTCCATTTATACAGTTTTTTAGATTTTCAGCCGTGTTATCATTACTATCGTGGTCTACTGCCCACGTACCAGCATTAACCCCCTCTGCGAGGTCTCCTGTAGTAACAGTGGCATTAGCAGTAGCAACAAAGGCTACACTAGCATACCCGGAATAGTAGGCAGTTGGGATGGAAACATTATGAGAGGCTATATCCTGCCCACCAGTAAAGCCAGTCACTGCCACCATGTCTGCACCACCAGCAATCTCCGTCAGGACAGTACCAATGTTACCCGCTGTACCTCGTTGGTCCATAGTAAGCGTAATCTTCCTACCCGTACTTCCTCCAGCCGCTGTAATACCAGTAACTCCAGTTTGTCCATTACCAGAGGTTGCGTAAGTAATCCTTGCATCGGCGGTTCCGTTAATAGCCAGTATCATTAGTGCTTGCAATGCCCCATCGTCTGCCACACCACTAACACCAATACAAATTTGGTTAGCACCAGCATCTTCAGCACCAGTTGTTGAATCTTCATCTAAAAGGATGGTTGTTGTTCCGGCTTGGCATCCAGCAGCAACAGTAAGATTTGTAAAGTTGACTCCCTCATTGATCGTACTTCCATTAACCCCTGTTGTGTCGATACCATCTACACAGGTTGCTTTATCGCCTATAAGACCCGAATTAGAGATCGTTACGGTTGCTGTAGCCGCTACCCACGCTATAGATATATCAGTGGAATCTAGTAAAACTACAGGAGTGGTGAATGTATCCTCGTCCCCAACGGTTGTACTGTCAACAAAGGGCTTTGGGATAAAACCATCGCCATCTAGTTGGACTGCTTTGTCTTCGTTGTCAGAAGAGGTGGAGGTAGCGGTCTTTGATCCTTTGTCATCTCCACTCACCATAGAGAAATCTAGTTTCGTAGTCATTTTTTAAGTTTCCTTTTTAATAGTTTATTAAATCAACGGCGTTCCTGTGTAGAATCCGAATAACTGAAAGACACCTCTTACTTTTTTACCATCGATAGACTGTATCCTGAATCCAGTCACACTGTATCCGCCTGGGTCCCAAACCCTGTCAGTCACCGTATCTCCAGATGTTCCATGTGCCCTAAACTGGTAGTTCCCAAACCACCTCGCATCATCGTCTGTAGTATCTACATTCCAAACTTCTAGCCAGCCACTAGACCCATAATCGCTGGATTGAACGGGAAACTCAGGCGAAGCGAACATAGTCCAAGTGCTTCCTACCTTAAACTGTATATAGACATTTCGACGATGATACTGAGTGTCGCCTTTGTGCCACTGCACACGAAACGCAGAGTATTTACTATAGTCAATCTGACCTGCTCCAGTACCATCAGCGGCAAAGGTTATATTATCAACCGCTGTTGCGTTATACGCAGGAGCCTGTAGATATTGCCACCCGCCAGTAACAGAAGGTCCAGCAGCAGCCACCGCAGTGTCCACCGCAGTGTCCACATAATTCATGGTGGCGGCATCATCGGATGCTTCAGGTTCTGCTAAATTGATTATCTTTTTGTTAGAGCCGTCTCCCTTCATATCAATTTGGTCAGTCTGCATCCACAAGGGGCCAGTCACGGCTAATTTTCCTGACGTTTGGTGGGCATAGTGTGTGGAATCATACTGTATGACTGGACCACCACTATTGATATAGAATGCACCATCGCTATAGGTGGTATTTACGATTTCTCCTGCACCAGCCATCTTTATATCACCAGATGTTGTGATGTCTCCATCTACTGTAAGGTCTCCAGCGGAAGTCTCTAGGTTTCCTACTACCAATACCTTATCGCTTTGTGATTGAATATAATGCGTAGAGTCATTCTGTATGACTGGGCCGTCGGTTCCGAAATATATCACTCCGGGTTCTGTGTCTGTAACGCGGGGTCGTATCCCTTTACTTGCTCCCGATCCCCCATATAACCTTATAGTTCCTTGAACATCAAGAGTTGAGCAATTCACATTTCCCGCTGCATCAATCCTGACTTTGTCATCGCCATCTCTTATTACATAGAGTACATTCTGTGTCACACCTGCTTTAGCAGATATCCGTATAGCCCCATATGATCCTAAGTTTCTAATATCAACCCCCGCAGTAGTTGCTCCCACGATTGCATCATATTTACCCACTTCTAACGTAGGCACTGTTCCGGGAGTCATTACGATGGAATCGTCATCTGGAGTGCCTGTTGCACCTACACGGAGACCCCCCAATGGGTCAACATATGCCAGCGGTGTTCCCGCATCATCCTGCCACTCTTGGAGATTGGCTGATGTACCGCTAGAAAGCCTTCTCACTGTTAGAGCAACCGTTGACTCATTTAGGTTGACGTATGGTTGTACAACGACGTTCCTTGATACACCGAAGTTTCTAACGGCAATACCTACGTCGTTCTCGATCTCTTGGCTCTGTTCGGGCGCAGCATTAGCAAAAGTCAGACTGTATACCGTTCCAGCCGAGGTAACTGTGTAATCATTAGGAGACTGAAGGACTCCTCCTACTTCCACTAAATACATATTGTCTGACTCTGAAGATGGAGTAGGTTCATCAAGAGTGAACACTCGATTAGTACCAGAAACATCTCCAGAGGCTGTAGTAAACGACCAGAACTGAGGGTCCGTGGCTCCAAATACGATGCCGTAGAGTGACAAGTTATCTACATAACCTCTTGTGACTACCTCGTTTTCGTTGCCTCCTGTTATTACGTTCTTTATTACAGCAGCCACGCCTCCAGTGTTTGCTGCGGCATCCAACTTGCCGTCTGTGTCGATCTTAATGTCTCCACTGCCTCGCTCTTGGATTCCGTATAGTAACTGTTTGTTCTGAGTGTTTATGTCGCTGGCTTTGAGAACACTACCGTCTACAAAGGTTCTCTCAAGTTCTGAGGTAGGAGTAAGTCGAGTGATCCGTACCATATCTGTGGCTAGTAAGGAGGAATACTCATCAATTTCATCGAAATCCAGTTGGATTTGTAGTGAAGGAGAGGTTTCTATGGCGAACTGTTCAGATGTAAGGACAGTTTTGACCAAGGTAGTCCCATTGGTGATTGTAACACCAAGGTGAGATGTAGAGGAGTAGTCGATCACTAGGCTGGTGAAGAGTCCACCTTGTTCAGCCGGAGAAAGATCAACGGCTACGCCGCCAACGTCCACTCCAAAGTCAATATAACTGTCTGCCATTTTTTAGTTTCCTTTTTATTTTATTCCGTAGACTTTAACAGTACCTGCGCCAACCCCTGATCCATTTTGAGGAGAATCAGTACTTACCTTGTCTATGAACGCAAATCGTATTTGATCCATAGTAGCAAGGGAGGATGAGTTATAGATGTACTCGCCATGCCATAAAGCAACATTATCTCCAAAGGACGTCTCTCCGTCTCCGCTGGGTAAATTAATTGATGCCCAGAAATTTAATAAGATAGCATTTCCAATCATTCTAAAGGTGGCAAGCCCAGACCACGCATAGTTTTCCCACCTATTTATAGTATTATCCTCACCTATAGAAACCCACTTACTGCCTATAAGCCAATTCAAGTTATCTGCGTACCAATGAGTTTCATCCATTTTATATGTGGTAGCACTTTGTGTGCCTGCAACCAGTGGATCAAGAGTGTCCCCATCACTATTTCTAAGTCGGAAGGCTGGCGGATGATATCCCTCGCCAGTCGTATCATTTTTAACATTATGAAACTCCATCTGTATTTCTGAATATGCAGAACACCCTGTTTGTTCTACTATTCCTGTTCCATCGTTGGCTCCATTTATAGTCTGCAAAAGAACCTTACCATGAGTATCCACATAGTTCTTAGTAGCCGCATCCGAAGCGGCTGTGGGTTCTGCCATGTTCTTGATTTGACCATGCTCTAGAAGGGCTTCTTCTGTTCCATCAAGAACTTTACCCATATTAAGACCGCCAGTGCCACGGATCACTGTATCTCCGTAGATATACACGGAATCGGTGGTTACTGTTAGGTAGTTTTCAGAATCAAACATTAGGGATGGTCCATGTTCTCCTAGTTGAAGTCCTGTGTAACTATAAGCAGGCGTGAATATTCGACCAGTACCTTTAAGCGAAATGAGTCCACTGCCCGATTCGGGGTTCACGGTAATTCCGCCGTCTACTGTGAAATCTCCTGCGGAAATCTCTAGGTTTCCTTTTACAAGCACCTTATCGCTTCTTGCTTGAATATAATTATCAACACCATATTGTACGACTGGCCCGTCGTCTGAGAAGTAGAATAGACCAGTAGTGTCGGCTGTTTGAATCCCCTGCCCCGCAGCATTTCCCTTATCTATGAGAATACCTGTAGTATCCACTTTTCCAATTGCAGTAATGTCAGCACCTGCCGATATGTTCCCTGTAAGAGTTGATGCACCATCCAAGAAAAGCGATCCGTCTACATTAAGATTTCCGTCAATGTCTGCGTTTCCTAACAAACAGTGCAAGTCTACAAAGGTAGCATTACCATCTTTATCAACCTTAGCCAACGCAGTGCCGCCTTCGTTCTGCCACTGCTGCATATCTCCCAGAGTACTGTCCCTGGGTCTCTGCACCTGCAAAGCCACGGTTGCAGCAAGATCGTCTTTGTGTTGATAAGGTTGCGTTACGAGGTTTCTGGAGGCCCCAAAGTTTCTCACAATTACATCCACGCCATCATTAATGTTGGTTGCACCATCAATAAGCGTTAAGTAGTACACCCCCGAACTTAAAGTTATTGTGTAAGTTTCGGGGTCTTGTAGAATGCCGCCGACTTCAACAAGAAACATATTTGATGAAGTAGACGCGGGGTCGGGATCATCTAGGGTGTATATGCGACCATCGTCATCCGCAGTTGTAAAAGTCCAATACTGAGGGTCTCCCGCAGCAAAGGCTCCTCCATAGACAGCGGCGGAATCTACATACCCTTTTGTTGCTACTTCATTGTCGAAGTCAGGGCGTGCTACATTCTTGATCTGCGTAGCGACTCCAGCGAGATTCGCAGCAGCATCCAGTTTACCATCGGTGTCTACAGTAATGTCACCCCTGCCTCGCTCTTGGAGACCCAGTAACAACTGCTTGTTCTGTGTATTGAT